AATCAGCTAGGGATATCTGGCGGTATGGATATAAGGATTCGCCACCCATTCAAAACTGGTCACTTAGTTCACTAAGAGGGATCTATATAATCGGAGCCAGTAGAACAGGTAAAACCAGAACTTTATGCACTTTATTGAGGAAATTGCATGAGGATGCTATTGCATTCAAGTTATTTCAAGCTGGACAGTTCCATGCCGCACTAGTGGATGCAAAGAGATCCAATTTTTATACACGGTGGATTACTGAACAGGTTACGGTGCCAGTGCTGGCGATAGATGACTTGTTTGCTGAAAAGATTACCGAGACTATTCAAGCAGGACTATTTGAAATTATAGAGCAACGCATGGCTCGTAAATTACCTGTTCTGATCACCACTCAAGTGAAGAAGTCAGATGCGATTAAACAGTTTATTGATCCGAGAAGAGGTGAGGCATTATTAAATCGATTACGGGAGTCATGTGATCCCTATGTCACAAATAAGGAGGAAGTATGAACGGTTGGCAAAATTATGTAGATTTAGGATTTATCCTAATCATTCTAATTACAATAATGCTGGTTAGCTACTTTGTGTTGTAATGGCAGGAAGACCAAAAATAACCCAGCGGAAGATGGAAAACATGGGACTTGGTAAACTATCCAAGTTTGTCACTGATCAAGTGGAACGAACTATAGAAGAAAAGCACCCATTAGAGTTAGATAAGAAAGATAATGAAACACTTGATGCAATAGCAATATTGAGTCCAGAAGAATACAGAAGTTTTACACTTAGAAATCTTAAACTACTTCAAACGAAAATAACTCTAGCAACAATTAATGCTGTTCCTTCCATTCCCGAAAGAAACCTACCTTATGCAGGCAAACTGGTAGATGAGCAAATTGCCAGATTGGAGGGAAATTCAGTGACCAAGGTAGAGCAAAAAAGAGCAATACTTAACACGAATGAGGAATATGAGGAGTTCTTAACCACACACTTAGAAGATGAGGTAAATGATGACAAATAAAGAGTTAATTCAAGTACAACATAACTGGGATCAACAGGCACATCATATCACTAAACAAGATATGATCGATGTTCAAAATGGATACCAAAGATTTTGGGAACGAACACAAATCAGTGAGAATATTGGGACTAGAAAGAATCCAGTATTTATTCGCACGAATATTCCACGAGTGAAACCTTGGGCAGGATCTGTTTATGCATTCTAGAGAGCAGGCAGAAGAAGCGTTAAGCATATTGTTATCACAGATAGGTAATGCCCGTATTCGTGAAATGCATTCAAAGAAGCTCAAGGCATATCTAGGCTACTTGCATAAAAGGATAGAGTTAGCTGATCGCATAATAGCCAAAGAAGACTGGTCAAAGGTAGATGATCATATTCAAGCATTAGCTAAATTATGGGATGAGCAGGACGCTAAATGTCCACCACATAATCACCTATGAAGGATAGTGTTATCAAATTAACATCAGAGTTTGATTCAGCAATCATTGGAATATCATTTGAAGACCAATGTGTCATTTACTCAGCAGAAAGGATTGTAGAGGTACTTGTAATCACTCAAAAACTTTCTGTAGATGATGCACTAGAGCATTTCTGCCATAATATGGGTGATTCAAAAGGGAAAGGATTACCAAGGTATGTTTGGACTGATGAACTGGATGATTTGATGGATAAGGAGGCACAATGAAAATCGGTTGCATATATTCCACGGGCTGCCTCCCCTCGCGCGCGTGTAGGACGAGAAGCATGAGATCTGCACCCGTTTTTGATGTAAATTCATGCACTACCTCCGCAATCCCAGTGTTTATCGGGGTGAATAGAGGATTAATTGTCCCCAGTCACTCGAGAATAGAGGGTCGGGGGGGTCGGGGGGGAGGCACCTCAAAAATCTCAGACCGATTACCATAGAGAAAAATTTTAAAATAATGAACATTGAAGAATATGAAGTAAGGGACTTTGCATCCTGCATAAAAAAACATCTCCCCGAGAGTGAGGTTAAGTTGCTGGACTTACGATATGACAAGGATCTCACCTACATAGAAATAGGCAGAGAATATGGAGTTGGTGGCACAAGGATTAGACAAGCTATAGACGAGATATTAAAGACCTGTCGATTGATAGCTAGAAGGCTGGATAAAGGTTTACCCGTAATTGTGGAGCCATCTTTAGTGAGGGGCAATCTATGCGATGGTAAATTAACTAAAGCACAAGCTGCTACGAGGAAGAGAATGAATAAGCTCTATCGGAAACAGGTTCGAGATCAGAAAAGAAAGAAACCGAAAAAAAGAAATAAAAAAGGGTTTATGGAATTTGCCAGTTATGAGGATTTCTTAAACCAGCGTGAAGTGGAGAGAAAATTTAGGGAAACCCATGAAGTAAGAGAGTACCTCGATTTGGATGGATATAAGTTTGCAGCATGGGTTCCTAAAGATGCGAGTGCGGAGGAGGGAATTGATATTGCGATGAGTGGGACACTTTTTTTCAACGCAGGATTACGAACTAAAATAAAAAAATATTATGGAAACATCTAGTTTTATACCAAGGGAAAATAAGGAGACATTACGAATGGAAGGATTATTAAAAAATCGGGTTGAAGGGAAATGGAAAGTAAAAATGGCAAAGCTGCCAACTAATTACAGTTTGGATTTTAGTGTAATTAAGGACGGTAGAGTTATCGGTTTAGCGGAAGCAAAATGTCGAACAGTATCATTTGATACTTATCCTACTTACATGATCAGCTTGAAAAAGTGGAATGCGATGCGTCAATTTCAAGCCAGTTCAAATCTAAAGGTATTATTGATCGTTGGATTTACTGACGGTGATTACTGGGTTGATATTTCTACGGTTGGTGAATTTAGCAGCAAGATGGGCGGCAGGAGTGACCGTGATTGGACAGTTGATACTGAACCATGTGTTTACTTTAAGAATAAATATTTTAAAGAACTGAAATGAAGACAGAAAAGGAATTAGCGGAAGAACTTGGCATTGATAGGAAACTATTAGCAGGGTGGAGAAAGGACGGGACATTTTCGACTAGTAGTACGGTGAAGGTTGCTAATCAAATTGTTTACCATGAGGAAGGTGAGCATGAGGTGAGGAATTTTCTTCAACGGGAATTACTGACTGGGGAATTGAGTGAACCTAAACCGCCACCCGATGAACCGCAGGAATTAGTAATTACAAAGTTACCACTTAATCCGAGACTGGTTATGTGCGGAGAAAAAAGGGTACGGGTGAGGGATAATAAGAATTTTTTAATTGGGATGAAACTACAAGCTAGACCTCCTGTGACTGATTCACAGGTTTGGGTAATGCTTGGTAGATGCCCTAGATGGAGAGGAAGATACTAATGAGTAGAGAAAGTGAAAATATTGTTCGCCAGTGGGAAGAGCAAAAGCAAATGGAAAAACAAAACAGTCAATTAGAGAAATTGATTTTGAAAGTTGTTAAGGCTCCAGTTCAAAATAAAAAACCATCACCGAAAAAGAAAAAATGATTCAACCTACACCGCACCCTTATTATCGATTGCCAACCAGACAGGAGGCGAGAAAGATGGGAGTGGAAAAACTCGAGAGTTTTCTATTGCAACGGGAGGAGTTAATTAAGCAATCCAAAGATGATCCTTTTCATAATGGAATTGAGCCACCTCATTGGAAAATGGCAGATGATGAATTTGCGAAAACAGATGAGATCTTGGTTTTGGGCGGAAATCGTTCTGGAAAGAGCAGTTGGGCTGCGAAGAGGGTAGTTAAGTTAATTAATGATATCCCCGAGGCTAATGTCCTGTGCATGCATACAACGGCAAGCACAAGCGTAGAACAGCAACAGCAATATATCTGGGATAATATACCGAGTGAGTGGAAAATAGCTAAAAAGGGGAAGGTCACAAATATGACTTTTTCTAAAAAGGGCGGTTTTACGGAATCTTGCTGTGTTGCACCAAATGGTAGTCGCATCTTTTTTCGTAATTACTCCCAGAACTTGGATTCTGGTATCTTGGAAGGATCAGAATGGGATCTCTGTTGGCTGGATGAGCTTTGCGGTTTAGACCATGTCCAGAGCTTGCGTTTTAGACTCGTGACCCGTGCTAAAAAACCAGCACCAGATTATCCCAGTGGTTACCCTTGGAGGGGAATGATGATTACTTTTACACCTGTGACTGGATATACACCTACAGTACGGGAATATTTGCAGGGTGCGACAACAGTAAAGTCAGATTGGGCAGACCCAGACCTAATTGAGAGAGAAAAAGTGCCAATTATCCAGCAACCAATAAAGGAAAACAGTCGAGTTGTTTATTTTTGGTCAGAATGGAACAAATTTAATGATTATAAGCAGTTAAAGCGGACGGTACGGGCAGATCCAAAGACAAAAATCTTAATGCGGTGTTATGGATTGCCGAAAAAAGTGCAGTCTGGTCAATTTCCCCGTTTTTCGGAGCATAACTTAGTGGATGATGACCAAATTCCCGAAGAAGGCACAAATTATATGGTTGTAGACCCGTCTCACGGCAAAAACTGGGTTATGATCTGGATACGGGTGGCTAAAGATGGAAAATGTTACATTTATCGGGAATGGCCGAGTCAAGTTAAGCCAGTTAAGGGATTTGGCTATTTAGGAGAATGGGCGGTATCTGGAAAGAAGATTGATGGAGATAAAGGCCCAGCACAAGATCCACTGGGATTTTCATTAAATCGATACAAGGAAACCATTGAAGAACTCGAGGGTGATGAAAAAATCTTTTTAAGAATAATGGATAGTCGATTTGGATCTGCTCCTACACCGACAAAGTCTGGAGTGACTACCCTTATTGATCAGATGGCCGACTTAGGTCTACATTTTGAGCCAAGTATCGGGGTAAGAATCGAAGAAGGTGTTACTATGATCAATGATTTACTCGACTGGGATGAAGATGAAGATATGACAGCAATTAATTGCCCGAGGTTATATGTCCATAAAGACTGTAAAAATATGCGGTTTGCACTAGCTACATGGACAGGAATGGACGGTA